GTTAAAAAATATAGCTATTTGTCGCCTTATACAAAACCACATAGCCTGTCACAAGGTACCGGTGCCATGGGTATCCCCGGCGATTCTTCCAGTCAGAGTCGCTTTATTAGAAGTGCCTTTTACAGAAAAAATCATCCTCATCCTTCAAACTGTAAGACAGGAATCACTTCTGTTTTAAGGGTCCTTCATAATTTTGATATACCATTAGGCTCTGTTGAAGATAAGAAAACCGGCGCCCCCGAAGTTACAGAATACACCGTTGCCTATTGTCTTAATAATTTTTCAGTCAAATATGCACCATATGGTTATGTGCAAAAAAATAAAAAATGGGTTTCTACAGATAAACCAGTTAAAAAAGCTGCGCGCGCAATAACAAAGCGCGTTATTAAAACTGTGCGGAAAAATAAAACACGGCGTAATAACTAGCCTTCTTTCTCTGCATATGTCTTTTTTAAACGCGAAGCTGCAAAATGCAGCAATTCTGTTGTTTCCGACAACCCTATACAAGAATCTGTGATACTAACTCCGTACTTCAGATTTTTAGGATCTGTCAATTTCTGATTACCTTCATGTATATTTGATTCTATCATTACTCCCATAATAGGCGCTCCCGTCACCATTTTATCTAGAACATTTCGCAATACCCCTGCTTGATTTCTATAATCCTTCTTTGAGTTTCCATGAGAACAATCTACCATCATTACCCCTGGTAACTCTTTTTCATTCAACAAATTAAGCATATTAGTAATATCATTTAATGAATAATTTGGACCAGTGCTCCCTCCGCGCAATATAGTATGGCACGAAGCATTTCCCTTGGTTTTACAAATTGCCGGCTCTCCTGTATCTGTAATACCCATGAAACAATGTTCATATTTTGCCGATAATACCGCATCCCGTGCTATCTTTTTATTTCCATCTGTGCCATTTTTAAAACCAACCGGCATGGATAAACCCGAAACCATCTGCCTATGAACTTGACTTTCTGTTGTCCGTGCGCCAACTGCAGCCCAGGAAATTAAATCAGAAATATACTGAGGTGTGATAGTATCCAACACCTCATAAGCACAGGGTAAACCAATGGAATTAAGTTGTAATAGTAATTTTCTTGCCCTTTTCAAGCCTTCATTCACACTACAAGTCCCATCCAAATACGGATCATTGATCAACCCCTTCCATCCAATAGTCGTTCTTGGGTTTTCGAAATAAACACGCATAACGACCAAGATGGTATCTTTTACAGCATCTGCAAGTGATTTTAATTTTAATCCATATTCGTACGCTTGTTCTATATTATGTATAGAACATGGTCCAACAATAAACAACTTTTTGTTTGATTTCCCATTAATTATATCAGAAATTTCATCTCGTGTTTGAGTAACCAATTCGTGGATTTCTGCACTGGCAGGTAATTGCTTATTTAATACGTCAGGTCTTATAAGTGGCTCAAAAGAGGATATGTTTATATTTTCCATTTATATAGACATAGCATTAGATATATTTAAATCGGTTATAAAAAATTTTATTCATTATTGATCGTTATTAACTATACATCTCCAGCAGCAGCAGCTCATTAATCTCAATTCAAATATTCCAAGCAATAATGGTACCCAGAACCATCTTGGATCGTTGATTGGTGAAGTAGCATTAACCATTAATAATGTCAATACGCCTACTGCATAAGCCACTACCAATCCACTAACACATAGTGAGATGACATCAATCATGTTTTTCAAGGGAATACAGTACTCCGCCATACGTGGGGTCCAATTATACACTACCTCTACTTCTTCTGGCTGACGTTCAACGGGAGGTTTAGATTTCGTAATAGGTACTATAGAATTTGGGGATATTACACCCTCTATCCAGTCTTCCTGGCGACAGACGGGACATGTATCTGCTAATCCATTTTCGCAGAGACAAGGTACACACTTAACACAAATATTTCCTTCAACGCAAAATTTACATTTTATTCCTGGTTTTATTTCTTGGTAGCAAATACAACAGGTCGGATGCTCCGCTGTTGTAAATGCTTGACGTAATCTTGAAATTATTGAAGTCATTTGTTCATGTGGAATACTTATTCAAATTAGTAATATATTAACTTCAATTTTATTCAAACTCTATTCCCTCACTCTCCAAATCAACCTTTAAATTTTTCCAATTATTTTCTACTTCATTTATCAATTCAAACCCAAACTTATACCGTTCCATTTCTTCCAAACTCATGATTATTTTTGTGTGGTCATATGTCAGCTCATTAAGAATCTCATTTATAATCGTCTTGTCTTTATTCAACGCTTTAATTAACCATTTCTCTCTTTTTCCAATTATATCCAATCGTTTTCCAATATCTCCCTCATCTATACTTACAAAATACTGAGGCGAAAACTGGTCTTCCAATCCAACTAATACATTTCTACAATTAAAATCACTACACCTGAAAATTCCCCGAAATACCCCAATCTTAGCAAATTCCTTCAAATGTCTTCTGCATTCTCCATTTTGAAATGAATGTTTTATAACACTTATTTCCATTGGAACTTTCCAATTACAATGCGTAATTTTATTCATAACACAATAAACCACCCTTTCTTCATCTTTTTTAATTAAAACTTTATGCCAATTATCCTTCCAACTCTTTTTACTTTTATCTATTTTTTCAATTCTAAAATTACTCAAAACCCTCTCCATTCCTATTTTTCTTAATCCAAAATATTCTTTACACGCATCTAACACACAATAATCTCTGTTATAAAACATACTTTTTCTACTTTCTTTCCAAATTTTTCCTTCATATTCAAAACACATCACTTTATTTCCACAAGTTTGTTCACTACATAATGTAATTTTGTCCTTTTGAATATTCAATCCATCTACAAACTTCAAATCTTTTTCCAAATCATTAAAATCAGCCTTTCCTCTCATTTTCTTTATCATTTTATATTTTGCCGCTCTTATTTTTTCCCGTTCTGTCTTCTCTTTTTTTACGAGAGTTTTCTTTTTCGTATCAACCGCCTTGCTTTCCTGCTCTTTCTCCTCCGCTTCAGCTTTACTTTCCCCTTTCCCCGCTTTTTTCATCGCACGCTTCTTTTTTGCCGCTATCTTAGCTGCATAACATTCCAACTTTCCCTCATTATAGCTTTCTCGCCACTCATCAATTAAATACTCTTTATCTTCATTCAAAACAACAGCCCCTTCTGCCATAAAATTTATTGCATTTTTTCCTAATTTCCTACCCAAACTGGTGTGCATATCAATAACATAATCATCCATCACTAACTTTTTCCTATTTTTATAAATACTTTCAATGTCCGTTTCATCTGCAACAGGCACTTCTTTCAATAAATTCGGATCCCATACTATATTATTACGCTCTAAACACAAATCTACCGCAGCAGTCAAGAAAATACATCTTTCCTTTCTATTCTTATTATTAAATTCTTGCAGTCTATAATCTACACATTTCTTTAAATACACATTACCAAATATCCTGCTATGCAAGAACTCCCAAATCATATAAATATTTTCTTTCCTTTTAAATCTTTTAACTTCGCCTTGTCGCTTTCCGTCATAAATTTTAAACAACCAATAAAAGCAATTTCTATCGTTTTTATCGAAATAAGTTCTGAAGTTACGAAAATACCACATATCTATATCTTCACCTTCTTTCCTTTCTTCCAATATTTCTGGACTTTTTATCTTTTTCTTCATCGCAAAGCAATAATATGCCCTAATATCACTATTCCTCCGCAGCAATTTAGCCTTACATAAAATCTTACATATTTTAATTAAACTCAAAATATCATTCCGATCACTTGCTTCAAATTTTTTCATCAAATCCCTAATAATAAGATATTTATCCCATTCAGCAAACAACAGTTCTTCATCTAGCATAATTATAAGCCTATTTATAAGATTTGTAATTATACCCTTGGTCGCGCGCAACTCTTGCGGCGTCTTAGCAAATACTTTAAATAAATATATTTCTCCCAAACACCACAACATTTTCGTCTCTTCTCTCCGTCGCAAATATTTTTGCAGCCCACTCTTCAATATATCCAGTTTATACCCATAGTAACTACGGCTACTGAAGCAGGTGCGATACGCGAGGGCACTTTCTTTTGGTTGGTTCATTAGTAATTCTTGTATTGTGATCATCTATAAATTTAGATTATTATAAGTACATTTAATTCAATTTTATTTAATGGGTTCAAATATTTTATAAACAAATATTTGTATAAAATATATGGATAATAAGGGAGCTGTCGTTACTGGTACTGCTATTTTAGGCGTCGCTGGAGTAGTTCTAGCATATTATGGATATAACCATATGAATGATGATACTAATGATGAGTTGGAGGATAACTCTCCTACAAAAGATTCAGCGGTTGCTACAACAACAGAGTTAAGGAAACTTGCAGAAGAACGCAAAATTGCAGAGACTGTAAAGGAAAAGCAACAAAATACCATAAAAGCTAATGTTGAATTAGCAATCAAAGAGCTGGCTGATAAAAAGGAAGCTGATAAAAAGGAAGCTGATAAAAAGGCAACCGTTGAGGAGCCGTCAAATGATAATAAAAATGTTAAACCAGTGGATCCAGAAAGTAAAACACCTAAGGCTAAAACTGATTCCGAAAAATGGAAGAATTACTGGGAGGAACAATTTACAAATCCATCTACTGAAGCTGCTGATTATAACTAAATTATATGCTATATATATATGTCTTGTTTTACAAATTCACAATTAGATGTAGATGGTATTACCCTTTTATATTTAATAATGATACTCATAAATGTAGTTATATTATCATTCATGGCGCTTACAACTGAGTCCTTTGAAACTTATCAGAATTCACAACTAGTTAATGGATTTAGCGGCTAATTATATTATCTTATTTGCTATATATATATCATATCAAATGGGATTCACACAGATGTTATGTATTATATGTGTAGTTATAATTTTGTTTGCTGTACTATACGTTCTTTCAATACGGAGAGAGCCTATGAACTTGCGCCAAGAGTGGAAGAGCCTTGAACACGATAAACAAATAAATACTGTATCTGGTATAAATGATGATTTACTAAGACAGACAAACAATGCCTTAACAGGTCTTACTGGATTAGATGGTTTAAGTCAAGAAAATAACAATATTATGAGTTGGTTTGGGAGTCAAGATCCTTCCAGTTTAGATCTAATTCAATCCGATGCACCCAATGATGTCCCATCAATTACTGCAAACAACTATTCAACGACTAGGGAGTTTGAAAGAAAGATGGGATATATGGCACAGCAAGATAGAGATAAGGTGGCAGAACATCAAGAACAGATTACTCATCAGACTGAGTCCGCTGCCCAAGCTGCGGGTCAAAAAATCCATACATTGCCGCCCCCATCGGGAACACTTCAACCGCCAGGTTGTACAACAGCATACACCTCTACGTGTTTGAGTCAATATTTAGAACCACTGTATAATACTGCAGATGAAAGCAAAATATGCGGCGATGACCAAGATTGTAGAGCTGCTTGGTCTAGAGGATGGGATACGACAACAAAGAGTGGTGCAAAAGGATTCTGGAATTGGTGTTTAAAGCGCGGTAGTTGTCTGGAAAAAATGGCAAATGCGGCAAAAGAACATCGTATACCCGGGACATATCCGCCTCCTTGCGAAGGTTCTAACTGCAATTCCCAACAACTCTGTAAAATAGTTGGTGGATGTACATATCCAACGCATAGTGATGTAAAACAACCTTCGCGGCAACCAAAAGTAAAACAAAAACAAAAAAAGCCCATTAAAAAGCCCACTAAGAAATCCATTCCTGCCGACTCCAAATCTAAAAAATCAACGAAGGGTGCGCCTACTAAAAATTTACGAGGGCGAACTGATATAACGCGCAAAGATATATTGAATCCAGAATTAGCTGCAAACTTGGATGGCGTTGGGGATTTTGGAGATAACCTGTATGGTGTAGGATATTGGAATTTACCTTATATGTCACGAACGGCGGGCACTAGTTACTACTCCCCACCATCAGGACCCGATGCAGGATCTGGGGTGAGTTTCGCGAGTAGTGGAACGACCTCCACAGCTACACAGTCGTCGGCACCTCAATCTGTCTCAGATACAGGTGGTGTCGATGGCGGGGGCGCTGCGGATCCGGGTGATGACGGAAGTGGTGGAATAGGCGATGATGGAAGTGGTGGAATGGGTGATGGTGGAAGCAACACAGGTGACAGCGGCGGACCAGCGCTCCCTCCCCCTCAGACTGGGCGCGGACGTCATAAACACAAACACGATAACCCATTCGCAGGGTTATTTAAAGGTCTTCGTCATTTTTAGTAGTACTTTCAAATTTTGCAATTAAAAAAAAACGCTTATACTTCTTTTTACCTTCCTTTGTGTATCCATCTGATCGTCTTATAGGCTTCATAATATAATTATGAACACGTAAAATTTGTCGCACTAAATTTAATAGTGGCCATTTTTGATCCTTCTCTGCAGTTTTCTGCAAACACGTTAAACTAGAGCTACTGTACTTCTTCCTCAACTCTACAATGTCGTCTTTTACATTATCATAAACATCCTTGGAGAGAAATATATCACGTGGCATCATATGACCCTCCAATTGCCCACCTTCAGGAACAGCTAGATTGCATTTCTTTAAAAAATTAATTATATTATCATCCATATAATTAATTATCTACTGTTTTTTTTATATCATTCTAAAGGCAATTAACTAGAAACTTAGTTACTCTCTAATCAATAAGACCATCAATCAGACCGCTATCTGCATTGCGTTTAAACCCATTTGTAGTCACCAAACCGTTATCATAACCATTAAGATTCTTCAAATCATCTATAATTTTATCACCAAAATAATCATGACCGATTACCTCACCGCGAAGACCATGTCCCAGTGTGGCAACCTGAATCATATTTACCATTAGTGTTGAACTACGGTTAGTCAACACAACATCATACACATAATCACAATGCTTTTTGGTTTTAGGTCTTTTCATATCCGCTGGAAACTGCCACTCCTTCAACGCCACCGCCGTACCATCCAGAAAGGGTCCAACTAATACAGGGTGCCATTCAGTAATAAGTAGACCATTATCAAATATACAGAATTCTGCATATGAAGCGCCATTTTCTTCTGCGGTACATCGCGTCCGAACTAAACATTCAACGGTATCAATCGTCTTGAATTCAGCCCCAGTCATTGACGTAACTACCTTATCACCCTTCTTAAGATTGCTAACCTTGGTAGGAAAGGGGCGTTGCCTTGGATCATTTGGTTGTACCAAAACTTCACAATCTCCATCGAAACAACCATCGTATGCAATATTATTATATGCCGACATACTACGGCATCTATTTTCCGGTTTCACATATGTACTTGGTTCCGGCGGCGGCAACTTATCAAAGATTTTTGTGATCTTATCTTGCAGTACTTCAAATAGTGTGCATTTTTTTCCATAACCCTGGATTCCCGGATCACGGAAATTATTAGTGTATTGATACAGATGTGCCATCTTCAACGACCGCATCCAATGTTGACCCCAGGTTTGCCAAAATTGTTGACCATTTGGATGAGTTGAGAGATTAGAAGCCTCTCTTACCTGTTTCATCCAATCCTCAATAATCGCAGCAGTATCTTGCGACGCTGGTAATTTTTGCAATGCGACCAATGTTTCCATATATACTTTATCTACGCTCATACCAAGTCGTAGGAAATTGTTAATTTTATCAATACCTTTAATGGCAATATTTCTTGCAATATGCATATCTAGATTCGTCACTACAGATCCCGATCTATCTTCTACTAGTGACGGCACGCCGCTGATTGTAATATCATCCGCCGAAATTTTATCATTTGAAGGATAGAGTTCAAAAGCAACCGAAAAGGGTGCGTTGCATTTTATTCGTGGACATTTCACGCGAATATGATTGTCGCTCAACCTAGTTACCTGATTTGTCATACCCGGTACAGGTTCATTAGCAAATTTATTATTAGCTGTTAACTGAATATCAAGCGTTGGCATTTCGCAACCCGAACTCAGGCAATTTGCCGTTAAATTTACGAAAATAGTTCCAATCATATCCGGACTTGGTAGGAAATTATAAGTACCCCGTCCAACACTTGCTAGGTCATACAATAGTATTGAGTCGATGGAATTCCCAAATCCAACCGTATGGATATCAACTTCCACATCCGGATATTCACTGAACCACGAACCCAATGCATGCTTTTCGCCTCGCGTAGGACATATATTCGGGCGACCATCTGTAAGGAGAATAATAGTTTGTTTTCTACCTGTCACTGTGGCATTTCTATACTGTTCAAGCGCAGTACGCAATGCACCCCAAATATTGGTTTGTCCGCCAGAACGAATTGATTTGATTTTTGTTGAAAGCGTTTTTTTACAACCACTGGTCGCAAATGCAAGAGGCGCCACAACGGTGACATTGGCATTATACTTTATTACCGAAATACGATCGCTATCGGTTAAAGACTCCAGAATAGCAACCGCAGATGCATTCGTTACATCTTGTAAAGTCATTCCATTTTCAGTTTTTACACCATCTGCACCCTTTAATGCAGCCGATTCACCCATTGATCCAGAACTATCAATTATAACGGTAACATCTGACCCGGGCTGCTCAGCCTCATTCGCAATGGTAATTATTCCTGTTTGTACACCATCTGTATCATGTATCACAGCTTTGGTAAAAGTAAGACAATTAACACCCTTCTCCATCAATGTGGGCAATCTTGTTTTGACAACTATATTCCGCTTTTTATATTCGTCTTGCATTGATAAGATCGCATTACGCAGTGAAATATTAGGACCAAAATCAGCAAGCGAACATGGTGTCCGCGTAATGGGGTGTTTATCGCTAACATTAAAATGTGAGACGAGTGCAGTATACTCAAAGGTCAAATTAGACGGTCCAATATACGGGTTCTGGAATAATTCCAGTGTAATTGGACAGTAAAAGTCTTTCGGAAAGAAGGTCTCTGGTGTTTGGGGTCCGCTCATAGTACTAATGTTATATATATTCCTGACCTTTATTATTTAAATTAGTTTCAATTTAATCTTAACCAATAAATTGAATTATTTACCAATGCTATAGTCATATCTAACCATGGATTCCCTTTGCGACTGGATTAGCCAACTATTCCGAATCAATACACACAGAATAAAAAGAATATCAAATATCCCAGATGATTTTGACGAAAATGACTTTATAGAGCTCCGTTTCCGGGGACGCGCTCGGGAAGAAAGTTTTGATATCACAGACGACGACGATGGTCCGATATGGTTTTAAATTGAAATATAATTTAAAATGATATAATGGTACTATATAACCAATGAATAATAAATCGCCACTGCGATACCCAGGTGGGAAAACCAGAGCTTGTAAAAAATTAGACGCCATTCTAACGACCCATTATGACGTCTCCAAAATTAAAACAATAGTATCTCCCTTTTTCGGCGGCGGTTCCTTTGAATTTTATCTACAAAATAAATACGGATATGACATTATTGCAAACGATAAATTTAAACCACTTTTCAGTTTTTGGAAGGCGTGTAAAGACCATAAAGAAGCTTTATGTACTGATTTACGCCAAAATATGCAAATAACAAAGGAAGATTTTACCCGGTTCAGGGAATCAATTATGGCGGAAACGGATCAACATGTGCAAGCGATGCATTACTTCATTATAAACAGATGTTCATTTAGCGGCGCAACCTTATCTGGTGGATTTTCACAGGAAGCGTCAAAAAAGAGATATACCGTATCTTCTGTGGATAGAATTTCGCAATTGGATCTCTCCAAATTTGATATTCATAATGAAGATTTCAAACCTTTCATTAAAAATGCATCCGATGAAGGGGGTACCCTTCTATTCTTAGATCCCCCCTATTATCTAGGTAAAAAATCAAAACTTTATGGGAAAAATGGGGACATGCATGAAGCGTTTGATCATGATGGATTATATACGCTTTTATCAAAAAAGAAGGGTTGGATACTAACTTATAACAATTGTGACTGGGTGCTTGATAAATATAAGGAGTTTATTATCTTAGATGACGTTGAATGGTCTTATGGGATGAACAAATCTAAAAAATCTTCAGAGTTAATAATCATTGGATAGAGGGATTTCAATTGTAAAGTTTTTGAAATTAATTCGACGGGATTTTTGGAATTTGGACATTTTTGAAATGTCCAAAAGTAATATATTGCGCCATTCCTTTGTTCAAAACTTTACACATACTACAATAATGTAGCATCGCTCCCCTAAGTTTACAATTTTTGATGCCTACATGTTTTTTTTTAGTATTTTGAATAAAAGGATTTAGGCATTTTTTGTTACCATTTTATATAATGCAAAAAAAATGCAAAAAAAATGCATTAAAATTTTATTGTGAGATCTGCTCCTTCGGTTGTAGCAACAAATATAATTGGAATAAACATTTGTCCACTACAAAGCACAAAAATGGTAACAAAATGGTAACAAATGGGCAAAAAATGGTAACATCTCATAGCTCATGTTCGGTGGTCCACGTGTGCCCAGATTGCAAAAAATCTTACCGATATCGCAGCGGGTTATCTAGGCACCGGAAGAAATGTTCTGTAAAAACGACAAATAATTTGTTGAATTCCCAAAAAAAAAGATGCAAAAAGATGCAAACACCAACAGATGGAGGGATCATCGCAGATACATTCAATAAAGTGATGGATACCATGGTAAAACAACAGAATCAAATAAATAAATTGTTGGATTTACAGAAGGAGATGATTCCAAAATTGGGCAATAACAATAATAATAATATGACCATCAATGTTTTCTTAAACGAGCATTGCAAAGATGCCATGAATCTAACTGATTTTATTAATAGTATTAAAATTTCTTTAGAGGATCTGGAATATACAAATCAGCATGGGTATGTTAAGGGGTTAAGCCAAATATTTACCAAACATCTGGTTGATGTTGGAGAGAAACAGCGACCTATTCACTGTTCTGATAGGAAACGATTACAATTCTACGTAAAAGAAGGCGATACATGGGATAAGGATCCTCAAAATACTAAAATAGATCAGAGTATAACTGCCGTTACAAATAAGGCATTTAATGAACTAAAACAATGGCAGGATGCGCATCCCGGATACGATAATATTAATTCTCCGGTAAACAAGGAATGGTTGGAAATAATTGGTAAATTAAGCGGAGGCAGCACAGAAGATGATCAACATAGAAATAAGGAAAATATAAAACGCAGTATGTCTCAATCTCTAAGTATAAAAGAAGCCATTAATATCAAACAATAATATATATCTACTATAAATATGATATGTATTATTCGTGGCTTAAAATGTTGTACCGATCGCTTGATGAGAACCATCAATTGTCTAGGTGTACCTGTTTCGACCGGTTTAATAATTGCCAAGGCGTACAATATGCCTAAAATAGATGATTTGGAATGGGGCATTGCGGTTATGCCGGCAGTAGCGATAACTACTCTTAATATTTCATATTATACCTGTTGTAGAATACTTTTAAACAAAAGCCCAAAAAATGAAAATGATTCTAATGATCTTGAACTTGGTCCAATTTAATTAAAGTAACAACATGCTACTTTGAACGATAACTGGATTTGCACTTTTCGATTCCGCGGGGCGGGCAGTCGCATCCCTTGTTTCCACCGTTACCGCAACTTTATCCCCAGGTTTAATTGAGTCTGAAAGAGGTACTTTCGCGGTTTTTTCATTAATAATTTCAACTTCGGCATCTGCTACCGGTCTATCATTGACTTCAACCTCCACCTTTTTAATATCATCGGTTTTAATATTATCAGTAACCAATATTGCATCGTTACCTCCGTTCTGTGTAAAAATCACAACAACACCATCTGAATCTCCAGGGACACCGAGTCCACCAATAGGTTCTACTATCGCTCCGCCAATATTTTCAGCCGCACCGCCAACAATAAAACCAACAATCGGCTCTCCATTTATTGTAGTGGATCCCGCTTTAAAGACAATGGAAGGGAGTTTTTTAATATTCTTGTATGGTATCCCGCATCCCTGAACTCCAGGGGCTACGCTTTTATAATATGGTACGTAGGTAGTACGTATACCACCTGCGGCTGCCGAACATTTTGAGGCGGGTCCTTTGCAGAATTTTCTAGTATTCCTGTAGCTGTTGCGCCAAATTGCGCCATTTACTTTCGGGTAACCGCAGACACCCACCATACAATTTACCCTCTGTCCCATATATCTATTAATATACCCCTGTCGACCGATCTTAGATGGACAACCGGACATTTTAAGACCAAGTTGGTTGGTATTAACCGAACCGATACGTTGTCGCGCTCTCCCGTAGTATTTTACCATTTATATAATAGTAATAGAAAATTCCAATAAAAAAATTAGAATATAGTATCAAACGATGTCTTCTCGGAACATGAAAAACTTTACCCCTCCCGCGGAAAGTTTCTTTCCATATTAAATATTCAATTTGCGATACTAAACAGTTATTATTATTAACCATCCATGAAACAAGAATAATAAAATATACATACAGCATTTATGGTAGAAAATCCACAGAAATGGCGTAACATGCATTCCGATATTATGTGATAAAAACCACGTTGTTTTTATCATATCCTTCATTAATCAATAACAATAAAATTTTCTAAATAATAATCATAATGGAAATAACAAACCATATTGATCTTCTATTCTGGATATCTATTTTTTATAGTATATGGCTAATAAGAGCCATATATAAAAATGATCTTGGTTTGCGTGATAAACTTATAAAAAGTTTTATCGGAAAGGATAAAATTATAGCACTAACTGCTCTAGTGATAACAACCGGTCTAGGTTTATACGCTATAAAAACGCACCCCAAAAGTTCAGATGCTGTGAAAAGAAAAAAAATAAGACGGGCGTTAAAAACTGGAATACTTGCGTTCATAATTGCATTTTTTGGGCATTTAGGCTTATGGATAGCACCTTTTTTCTTCACATTGGTCATTGAATTAATTGAGTTTTAATGGAACACGTATTTACTATTTTAAATTCTCTAGATACTTGGTTGCATCTAAAATGTTATCAAAAATAGGTATATTATATTTTTTAGCATGTTCTCTTAAATATTTTATAATTTCCGCAACTGTTTTTAAATTTAGATCTTTTCTTTTTGATAAATATTGTTTGTGTAGTTTTTCTGGTATTATAACAATAGCATCCGCTTTATATTCCCAAAATAATGCACCTATTATACGGTATCCTAATTGTTTTGTTTGTTCAGACATATAATCTGCTCTTAAATAATTTAATCTAAAATCATCTTTATTTTTATTATTAAAATGATGTTTAACACCTAAATCGCGAAATAAATCATCTTGATCTATCCAATCTTTCTTACTTCCTTTTTGATTTCTTACAAATGTAGTTTTACCAATTCCGGGTGGTCCTAATATGACATATCCCTTATCATGTTTATTATATTTTTTATCATATTTTGAATATACAGCCGTTCCATCGTTAAACATAAATTTTGCCTTTGTATGTTCCCCTCTTCTCTGTGTCTTACCCGCCTTCCTTCCTTCTTGCATTGTTCTACCTTGTACACTTGTTTTTATATGTTTCTTTCTTCTCTTTTGACGGGTCCGCCTTTTCAATCTCTTTTTGAGAATTCTTCTTCGGCTCTTTTTCTTGTGTTTTCTTCTTCGTTTTTTTCTACTACCGTGTGATCTTTGTTGTTGTAAAACAGGTCTAATTCCATTTTTATCTACTAAATAACAAGGTCTGACGCACTCTGATAACGCATGAGTATATCCTAGTACCTGTCCGGGGTACCATAATCCATTATTATATTCCATGAGGTACCATTCGTTATCATCGTCATTATTTACCTCTTCTCTGAAATAATGCATTATTAGCTGTGCCTCATCATCGTCCTCAGAACTATATTGAGGGTTATTGAAAATCTTATTTTCAAATTCCGATACCGCCTGCGATGTCTTTGCAATAATCCATGTGGGCATTTCCTATATATTCATGGGAAAAAAAGCTATCTCCAGTCTTCCTTTTTTATTTATTCATTCAACACCTTTTTCCAGGCTCATTCACACACCTCCATAATATTCTTTCTGCTGCTGCATCATGCTATGTAGTATAACTCCCCCTTTTGTCGTTTTGCGCTTGTTTTTCTTGTCATTTTCTTTCACTTGCGAACTACTCAGTTTTTTGTTTTTAAGGATTTTGGCGGCATCCTTCGCAGCTTGTTTCGCAAACATTTCCGCAACCTTGCGCTGTCGTTTTTCCTCCTTAGCCTTAAGTTTGGCTTCATATGCCGGTCTTCTTTTTTCCCACCTACTTAAACTCGTATACTTTTCAGATCCCGCCGCATGTCTTAAGGTATAAAGACTGCGAAGCTTCCAATCAGATCCCACGGCTTTTTCGCTCATAATATACACA